AAGGCATATTTGATTGGTTCAAAAAGAAAGAAAAAACAATCGGCGATAGTCCCGAATACAAAGGCTGGTTGAAATTATACGTGAAGAACAAAGATGTTGCAGCAATGCATAAGAACCACAAAGAGTTTTTACAATTTTATCAACAATCACAAAAAAATGAAGAACTTGACTTTGGCAAAATGTGGAGTACTTTTATGAACGGTCCCCAAGATGACTTTCCAAGGTATATAAAATTTGCTCGAAAAAAAATGTTCTACTTACCCGATGATGGAATTCGTAAGCAGTTAAAAATAAAATTTCCAAGCATTATGCCTGTAGACATTGAACGTGTAATTAAAAAAGTACAAGAACTAAGAGCAGATAGATCGTGAATGATAACTTTTACGAAATGAGTGCAAAGATGAAGGAACTATTTCCTTCAAATCCTGAAGCAGACAAAAAAGCTCTACTTGCAATGGCTGGTAATACAACACCAGTTGAAACTCCAGCAGTAGTACAAGAGAGTGTTGAAGTAGCACAAGGTTCATTACAAATGGATAAAGACTACAGTATTTCAGACTTTGCGGCATTGGCCGGAGTTAATCTTACAGAAGGCAAACAAAAAACTGGCAGTGCAGGACAACTAAAAGGCAAAGACGCAATTACCAAAAGTGCTACTCCAGGTGGTAACGAATCACCACATCCTGCTAGAAACAAATTAGTAGGGGAAGCAAGTGCAGATTCATTAGTCGGAACTTTGATGGCTAAAGTAACTGAGCTAGAAGCAAGAATTGCACGTTTAGAAAATCCAGTAAAAGAACGTGAACTTTCTAAAGGTGAAGAAACAGAAAAAGAACGTATTGTAAAAGGTATGAAGAAAAACAAAAGCGATTTCAAGGATCGCTATGGCAAAGATGCAGAAGCAGTTATGTATGCAACAGCAACCAAAAACGCCAAAAAGAACGAATCTATCAAAGATCAGCTTCTTAAAATGCTTGACGAAAAAAAGCAAAAATAATACTTGACAACTACTAAAAAATAACGTATAATATACTTAAACTACAAGGAGTAAATTATGAGTGAACGTACCTATGGTGCAGAAGAAAAAGCAAAACTTGAGCGTCTTGTTAACGAAGGCGTAACAGTATTGCAAGAGATTGAAGACCTAAATGCAGGTTTGAAAGATACTGTAAAAGCAGTAGCAGAAGAATTAGATGTAAAACCTAGTTTAATTAACAAAGCAATTAAGATTGCACAAAAAGGCGAATGGTTAAAAGTTGCAGATGAGTTTGATGACTTAGAAACACTAGTAGCTACAGTAGGAAGAGATAAAGTCTAGTGCAAAAAATAAAAGACTTTTGGATCAACAGTTATAAAAGTGACAAAATTGCATTTGCATTTGAACTTGTTAGTTTTATCTTTACAGTAGCCGCTAGTTTAACATTAGCGTTTAATGCTAGAGATCCTAATATGTTAATTATCTATCCGTTCTTTTTTGTAGGATCGATTACACAGTGTTATGCCGCCGTTAGAAGAGGTGCGGCATGGGTTATGTTACTAACAGGATACTTTGCTGTTATTAACGTGTTTGGATACGGAGTGGCTGCTGGATGGTGGTAAAACCGTATCAATGGCTAGCGTGGGTGGCTACAATATGTTTATTGACAGCCGCTACACTAGCCGCATTTAATGTTTACCCTTTGTACATTTGGGCATTCATTATTAGCAACAGTCTATGGATACTTGTTGGTGTTCTATGGAAAGAAAAAAGTCTTATTGTAATGAACGCAGGACTAACCGTAATTTATGTTGCGGGCTTGTTGTTTTAATAAGTATTAATAACGCCAATAGCAATAGCTAGGCATGTAGAAGGTTAAGTTGGCCATAAGCAACGAAGGAGACATATGAGTTACGTAGACGCACTATTTGATCGCGACTCTGATATAATCAGAGTAGTTGAACGCAAAGACGGAAAAAGACATTATCACGAGTATAATGCAAAATACACATTTTATTATAAAGACGAAAGAGGCAAGTACAAGAGTGTATTTGGTGATCCTCTAACACGTATTGTATGTAAGAACACAAAAGACTTTCGCAAAGAAGTTGCTATCAACAGAGATAAAAAACTATTCGAAAGCGACATTAATCCTATTTTTCAATGTTTAAGTGAAAACTATCTTAATCAAGATGCTCCTAAACTAAACATTGCTTTCTTTGATATTGAGACAGACTTTGATCCAGAGCGTGGCTTTGCTGATCCTGCAGATCCGTTTATGCCTATCACATCTATAAGTGTATACTTACAGTGGATGGAGACAATGGTCTGTTTGGCAGTTCCGCCTAAGACACTTACAATGGAACAAGCTGAAAAAGAACTAGAAGGCATTGACAATGTAATGTTGTTTGAAAAAGAAGGTGACATGATTGACACGTTCTTAACACTAATTGAAGATGCTGATATTTTGTCAGGTTGGAACAGTGAAGGTTATGATATTCCGTATACTGTAAACAGAACTAGTCGTGTACTAAGCAAAGACGACACTAGACGTTTTTGTCTGTGGGGTCAGTTACCTAAGAAACGTGAATATGAAAAGTATGGTAAATCAGCTGTTACCTTTGACCTAATAGGCAGAGTGCATTTAGATAGTTTGGAATTATATCGTAAATACACATATGAAGAACGACACACTTACAGGCTTGATGCTATTGGCGAAATCGAAGTTGGTGAAAACAAAGTCCCTTATGAAGGCACTTTGGATCAGTTGTACAACAATGACTTTAGAAAGTTCATCGAATACAACATACAAGATACCGCACTACTGGACAAGCTGGACAAAAAACTAAGATTTATTGATCTTAGTAATACTGTTGCACACGAGAATACAGTCTTGTTACAGACCACTATGGGTGCTGTTGCTGTTACAGAGCAAGGTATTATTAACGAAGCACATAACAGAGGCTTACAAGTTCCTAACAGACCTAAACGTGACGACACAGAGAACACACAAGCCGCTGGTGCTTATGTTGCATTTCCAAAGAAGGGTTTGCACAAATGGATTGGTTCAATGGATTTGAATTCACTGTATCCTAGTGTTATTAGAGCCCTTAATATGGCGCCTGAAACTATCATAGGGCAAATACGCCCAGACATAAGCGAAGCCCGTGTACACGAAGATATGACACTTAAAAAGAAGTCATTTGCAGGGTCTTGGGAAGGACGCTTTAGTACAGAAGAATACGAAGCAGTCATGGAACAAAAGCGTGATATTGCACTAACTATTGACTGGGAGTCTGGTGGTAGTGATGTACTAAGTGGTGCTGAAATATACAAAGCAGTATTTGATAGTCAGCAACCTTGGATGCTTAGTTCAAACGGCACAATTTTTACAACACAGTTTGAAGGTGTTATTCCGGGTATTTTAAAGCGTTGGTATGCTGAACGTAAAGACATGCAGAAGATGTTAAAGAAAGCAAAGGACGCAGGCAATGCTGCAGAGATTGAGTACTGGGACAAACGACAGTTGGTTAAGAAGATTAACTTGAACAGTTTGTATGGTGCTATTCTTAATCCTGGTTGTAGATTCTTTGATAAACGTATCGGACAGAGTACAACACTTACAGGACGTACTATTGTTAAACACATGTCAGCAGAAGTAAACAAGGTTATTACAGGTACGTATGATCACGTTGGTGAAGCAATGATATATGGTGATACTGACTCTTGTTACTTTAGTGGATATCCTACACTTAAAAGTGAAATTGATGCAGGTAACATTCCATGGGACAAAGACAACGTAATTACATTGTACGACCAAGTATGTGAAGCGGCAAATACTACGTTTCCAAAGTTTATGTTAGAAGCATTTCATTGTCCTAAGAGTAGATCAGATGTTATTGCGGCGGCTAGAGAGATTGTTGCACAAAGCGGATTGTTTATTACTAAGAAGCGTTATGCGGCACTAGTATATGACATTGAAGGTTTTAGAAGCGACACAGATGACAAACCAGGTAAAGTAAAAGCAATGGGCTTAGACTTGCGTAGATCAGATACTCCTGTGTTTATGCAACAATTCCTAAGTGAACTACTACTAATGGTGCTTACAGATATTCCACAAAAACAAATACTAGATCGTATTACAGAATTCCGTAAGGAGTTTAGTGAACGTCCAGGATGGGAGAAAGGTGCTCCAAAACGTGCAAACAAAGTTGGACACTACAGGCGCTTAGAAGAAAAGCAAGGCAAGGCAAATATGCCTGGACACGTTCGAGCAAGTATTAACTGGAACACACTCAAACGTATGAACGGAGACAAGTACTCGCAAGAGATTGTAGATGGTATGAAAGTTATTGTTTGTAAACTAAAAGCAAACCCACTAGGGTATACCAGTGTTGCGTATCCTACAGATGAATTACGTATTCCGGATTGGTTCAAAGAACTTCCGTTTGATGATGCGGCTATGGCAGAAACAATTATTGATAATAAACTAGATAACTTAATTGGTGTGCTTAACTATCCGTTGCAGGATACAAAACAAGACACAACATTTGGTAGTTTGTTTGAATTTGGAGAGTAATATGAAAGTTAACATAAGTGATATAGGCGGCAAAGTTGTTAAGCAAGATGAACGATATATTGTTAAAGACAATACAACTCTAAACAATCTTGTTGTAAGTAGTACACGATTACAGCCACGTAAAGCAACAAGTGGTCATTCACATGCTGGACAAGAAGAAGTATATTATTTTATTGAAGGTACAGGTAAAATGGAACTTGATGAAGAAATGATCAAAGTCGAATCAGGTGATGTAATACTAATTGAAGATGGTGTATACCATCGTGTACACGCAGGCATGCATGAAGAACTATACTTTGTATGTGTGTTTGACGGGAGTAGACATGTTGAAAAATAGTCCTATAAACCATTTACAACAGTTAATGTGTATCACAATGGAAGAGTGTGGAGAACTTACACAACGTTGTTCAAAAATGATGCGAAAATATAAAACACTTGATCAAGCAGATGATGAGCAGATTAAAAAACTTACTGAAGAAGTAGGTGATGTGTTATGTATGATAGGCTTAATGGTTGATAATGATGTAGTTAAATGGGAAGACCTACAAGAAAGAGTTGAGTATAAGAAAGAAAAACTTAAAAAGTGGAGTACACTTGTATGAATACAGACTACGAAACTCAAGTAATTAATGCATATAAAGACTTTAAGTCTAACAAAGACATTAGTGGGTTTCAAAGTATTATCGACTTTATTAACAGTGGAAATCCTGCACTAGTTATAGATGCTGGGTGCGGAGAAAATATATTTAAATATTATATTCAAAACTTACAAGGCTTTGATGTAAGAGATATCAACGAAGCTGATTATAAAGGCACATATCAAGATATGGATAATGTGTTTAAACCTAATAGTGCAGATGCAATAATTTGTTTTGGAAGTTTAGGGTTTGGAAATAAAGAAATAATACAAAGTAATTTAGAACTTATGTATAAATGGTTAACTGAAACTGGTTATTTGTTTATGATCGAAATTTCAGATCATGATGTTACTGAAAAGGATGTAAAAGATTATCCACAAAAATATTTTTGGAACGAACAAAAAATAGAATACTTTCAAAATAAATTTAATTTTAAAGTATCAGGTGATCCAGTATTACATTTAGGAAAGTTAAATTGGGTATGGCAAAAATGAGAGTAGGATTTACTTGTAGTACGTTTGATTTATTACATGCCGGACATGTAATTATGTTGCGTGAAGCAAAAGAACAATGCGATTATCTTATATGCGGATTACAGGTTGATCCTAGTATAGATAGAAAAGAAAAGAATGCACCAATACAAACTGTAGTGGAACGCTATACACAATTAAAAGGTGTTGAGTATGTAGATGAAATTATTCCATACGGCACTGAAGCTGATTTAGAAGACATCCTTAGTATGTACCCAATAGATGTACGTATACTAGGAGAAGAATATCGCGATAAAGATTTCACAGGCAAAGATATTTGTCGAAAACGTGATATAGAATTGCATTTTAACAAAAGAGATCATCGCTTTAGTACAAGTGATTTACGGAGAAGAGTTTGTGAATAAATTTATATTTGATGTAGACGGAACACTTACACCTAGTCGTGGGTTAATTAACAAAGAATTCGAACGGTTTTTTGAAAACTTTTGTTTAGCTAATGACGTGTATCTAGTTACTGGTAGCGACAAACCTAAAACTGTTGAGCAAGTAGGTGAAAAGATATACAATAGATGTAAACGTGTTTACCAGTGTTCAGGCAGTGATGTTTGGGAAGGTGACAATAGTATACTTAAAAGTATATGGACATTGCCTGATCTAGCAAGAACATTTTTAATTAGTTGCGAGTACGAAAGTCCATTTAGTATACGCACAGGTAATCATATCGAAGAACGTAGTGGCATGGTTAACTTTAGTGTTGTAGGACGTAATGCGTCATTGTATGAACGCAAACAATATGCAGACTTTGATGAAGAAAATAAAGAGCGTATCAAAATTGCCGAGGCGTTTAATATGATGTTTCCTGACTTACAAGCAACCGTAGGTGGTGAAACTGGTATTGATATTGCCCCACGTGGTGCAGATAAGTCACAGATACTAAGAGACTTTAAAGAAGAAGATACTATACACTTTTTTGGTGATGCAATGTTTGAAGGTGGTAATGACTACTCTTTAAAGAAAGCACTGTGGGAACGTGGTAACAGTTCAACACACCAAGTAAGTGATTGGGAAAATACATGGGAGTTATTAATATGAAAATTCTATTAACAGGACATAAAGGGTTTATAGGAAGTCATTTATTAAACAAACTTAAAAAAGAGCATAGCGTTGTAGGAATTGATCTACAAGACGGTAACAGTCAAGATTTACTTACATGTGAGTTTAATGAAGAGTTTGATTTGATTATACATTTAGCAGGCAAAAGCGGAGTGCGTGAAAGCATTAATGATCCTGCAGGATACTGGCGTAATAACGTAGAAGCAAGTAAACGCTTGTTTGCACGTTATCCTGATACAAGGGTGCTTTATGCAAGCTCTAGTAGCGCCTATGAGCCCGATTTAAACCCGTATGCCGCAAGTAAGTATGTTGTAGAAGAAGCTGCAGAGAGATATCATAATACACTAGGCATGCGATTCCACACAGTGTACTCAAGTACACCTAGACAAGGAATGTTTTTGCAAAAGCTAATAGATGGTGAACTAGAATATACAACAACACATTACAGAGATTTTATACATATTGAAGATTTATGCACAGCAATACAATTATGTATGAAAAGTAAGTATACAGGCACAATTGATATTGGATCCGGACACCCTTACAAAGTGTCAGACTTTGCTCCAGATCTTCCTGTCCGCCTAAATACACCATATGAACGCAATTGGACTTGTGCAAATATGGAAAAAATAAAGACCTTAGGCTTTAAACCTAAATACTCAGTAGAAAACTACTTGACATCTTTGCCAAAAGATAATATAATAAAACTTGAAATAGGAGAAAAAATATGAAAGACATATTACAAGACATCGTTGCACACACACATTCACTAGGATTCTTATCACTAGTTAAAGTGAGCAACGAAAATGGTACAGCAATTGATTCAATGGCTGAAGACCGTAGCGTAATTTTAAGTGCTGAAACACATACACCTGTTGCTGAATTCAAAGGCACATTTGGTATGCCTAACTTAGATAAGTTAGCACTACACTTAAAAAATCCAGAGTATCAAAAAGATGCTAAGGTTGACGTTATTGAAGCAGAACGTAATGGAGAAACTATTCCAACACACATTCACTTTGAAAACGCAGCAGGTGACTTTGAAAATGATTATCGCTTTATGAACAAAGCAATTATTGAAGAAAAACTAAAGACTGTTAAGTTCAAAGGTGCAAGTTGGACTGTTACATGTACACCAAGCATGGCAAGTATTGCACGTATGAAGTTGATGAGTGCGGCACATAACGAAGAGCCTACATTCAATGTAAGAACTACTGATGGTAACTTAGTATTCAGCTTTGGCGATGCAAGTACACACGCAGGTGAGTTTGTATTCCAGCACGGAGTAGAAGGTACATTATCTCATACCTGGAGTTGGCCAGTTGCACAAGTACAAGCAATCTTAGGCTTAGATGGCGATGCTACAATGAGCATTAGTGACCAAGGTGCTATGATGATTAGTGTTGACAGCGGTATGGTCAAATACGATTATATTCTTCCAGCACAGAGCAAGTAATAGATGACCAATGATCAAATACTTTTTGCTATAATATCTTGGTTAGTACTTACTAGCATAATTTATACGCTAACTGGCTGGCGTAGTATTAGAGATTGCTACGCTATGTGGTTTACAAAAGAGTATTGGACAAATTATAATATTATTGAAGCGGCAAGTTGGATTGCAAAAGCAATTATTATTATACCAGGATTAATATTTGGTATACAAATATGGCAGTTCTATTTTATTGCACTTTTTACAAGTTTATCACTTATATGGGCTAGTAATAAAAAACTGCTTCCAACACTTGTAGGATTTAATACACTGTGGATTTGGCTTAGTATGATGGTAATTGCACAGAATATAGGGATTTAGATGAAAAAAGATTTAACCGCAGAACAAAAAGATTATGCACACTTCTTACCCGCACTGAGTGGCTTCTATGCTACTTACGTGGGTAAGCAACGTTTTCCAGATCCTGTTAAAGGTCCTTATATCGAAGACACACGTATTCCTGCTAACTGGAATAACGGTGTAGAAAGTCTTAACTACCTCAATGCAAAACAAGGAGCGTTTACTTATAAGTGGACACTCTATTCTGCAGGACATGCTGACTTAGATACAAATAAAATTGTACCTAAAGAAGATATGGTGCGTAACAGAGATAGAGAAAACACTTGGTTACTAGGTGACTCAGGTGGCTTCCAAATTGGTAAAGGTGTTTGGGAAGGCGATTGGAAAGATCCTAATTGTCCTAAAGCACAAAAGAAACGTGACGGTGTTCTTCGTTGGATGGATGCTTACATGGACTATGGAATGATACTTGATATTCCGGCCTGGGTAGCACGTTCACCTGAAGGTGCAAAAGCAACAGGCATTAGTACATATGCAGAAGCAGTTAAGGCAACACGCATCAACAACGACTATTGGATGAAACACAGAACAGGTGCTTGTAAATTCTTAAACGTATTACAAGGCGAGAATCACACAGACGCCGATGACTGGTATGAGCAAATGAAAGACTATTGTGATCCAGTTAAGTATCCTGACAATCATTTTAATGGTTGGAGTATGGGTGGACAGAACATGTGCGATGTAC